TGACAGATTATCGAGGGGTTACCAGCAAGGTTGTGGAACCACATGCCTTGTGCCTTTATCCAATGGCCAAGACGGTAAACGACACTAGCAATGTCGAGAATGCTTGCAACATGCAATTCGCCTTGCACAATCGCCCAAGCGTCAACATTGAGCCCTTGATAGTCACATGTGACAGACTAATTAATGTCCGGGAGATGATATACGATGGATAAGCAGCGCTTTTACAACTGGGCAGACACATTTTCACGGCAGACCGGGCATCAAGGCGAGATCTGCATTGTGGTGGGAGCCAAGGGCATCGGCAAGACCTTTGGACTGAGAAAGCAGTGTGTCAGCGACTATATCAGGCATGGCTGGCACTTCTGCGAGGTGTGCCGCACCAAGGACGAGATGAAGGTCGTGCGGCAGGGCTATTTCGACAAGCTCCAGAATGCAGGGCTCTTCCCTGGCTATCTCTTCAGGGTGACCGGACAGACAGGCTACATAGCCAAGGAGCCTGAAAAGGATCCCGAGACCGGAGAATATGCCGAGAAGCCCCAATGGGGCGTCCTCTGCTATTTCGTGGCGCTTACCGCTTTCCAGGCGGAGAAGAAGCGCACCTATGTAAATGTGAGGCGCTTTATCTTCGATGAAGCAATCATTGACCGAAAGGACAGGTACCACAGATACCTGCCAAACGAATTTCTGATCTTTGCCAACCTTCTCGACTCCGTATCAAGGCAGCAGCCCGGAGGGGCGCAATATCGCGTATATATACTCGGCAATGCGTGCGATCTCACTTGTCCCTATATGCGCTATCTGGGCATCAACAAGATTCCAGACTTTGGCTATAGCTTCTGGAAAGGCAAGAGCGTCTTGCTGCACTATGTCGAGCCATGGGACAAGGAGGACAGGGAGACCCAGACACTTGTAGGCCGGATGCTCAATGGCAGCAAGGAGTCTGATATGGTCTTTGGCAATGTCTTCAACGTCGATGATACCGGGGATATCGGGAAGAAGAGCGCAGCAGCCAGGTATTGCTACGCAATCCGCTACGGGGAAAGCATCTATGCAATCTGGATTGACTACGGCCAAGGGCTTTGCTGGATAAGCAGCAAGCTGCCAAAGGACGCTGCAAACATCTTTGCTCTCACCAAGAGTGATGCGACGCTTGACTATCAGGCAATTGAGAGATCCAGCGACTACCTCACGCTGCTTAACAGATTTTGGTACCTCGGCACACTGCGTTACGAATCACCGGCGCTGCGTGAGACCTTTCTCAATGTCCTGGAATTCATGGGCGTCCGCTAAAGTATTTTCCAAAAGAGTGTTGACACCTTAAACAGTTGCGATGTAAGCTAGTCTCAGCCAATAGCAGAAAGGAGGGAAAGCATGAAGGAGCTATCGCGCTGGATCTGCCAGGGCCGCAAGGTGCCGGACCCATGGGCGATCCACCTGACCGCACGCAAGGAGCGCAGGCGGATACGGGCGGATACCGAGATATATGCCGACTGGATCCGCATCCCAAGCAGACGGTTCCTCATCTGCGACATGAGCATCGTCCAGGCCGAAAGATGGATAGATTCTGTCGGGCACATCCTTGAGGTGTACGATCATCCGCTCGACGATTGCGACCGCGAGCAGCTGAGACAGGAACTGAAGGAACTGAAAGAGAGCTTTCAAGACTAGAGGAGAGGCATGATGGAAGAGAACAACAGCATCCAGGCAGTGCAGGCACAGGCTGCAATCCAGCCGACCATCCAGAACATCGTCAATGCAGGCGTCGGAGCGATGATCACAAGCCTGCGTGCCAATCCCGACGACCGCGCGGCATCCGTGCGTGTGTTCAATGCGATGAACAACCCGAATGACCGCGTCTCGAACCACATCAACGAGACCATCAGCGTCCAGGACTATCTCATCGAGATGACAGAGATCGAGGACACCGATGCCTACGGAAACGGACTTGGCTCCTATTCCGTCGTGCCTCGCGTGGTCCTTGTCGCGCCTGACGGAACGAGCTATCAGGCCACTTCCTACGGCATTGCCAATGCAGTCCGCAATGTCGTTATGGTCTGCGGGGATGCACCCTGGCAGCCGCCTGTGCAGCTCAAGATCAAGCAGGTGCCGACCAAGCGTGGCTCCATGCTCACCGTCGATATGGTAGGATAGGCCCTGGTGAAGCCCACGTGTCCAGAGGTTCGCGCAGATTCGGGCATGCGGCCTGTGATGGGCACCGACGCGCTGGCCTGGCATAGGCAGCGTCTGGCGGGTGGAAGCTTTGCCAAACCATTCCTGGAGCCACCCAAGGGCCAGACGGCCTTATGGGTGGCTCCATTCGTTTACAGGAGAAAGAGGCAAGGACATGGACGAACGATATATCGCAGCCGAGAACACCTATACGCAGCAGAACTGTTTCATCAGTCTCTGCATGGGCTGCACCAGCCGCATGGACAGGATGGAAGCCAGGTTCTGCAAGGCACAGGCAGGCATCTGGCGCCACAGGGCAAGGCAGCTCGAAGCAGAAAGCCAGGATCTGTGCAGCCGGGCCGAGGCTCTGCAGGGCCGCATTGCCTGGTACCGTGCCAGGTGCCACGAGCTGAAAGAGGAGAACAGGCGTCTGCGTGCCAGGCTTGCGAGATATGCCGATCTGGAAAAGAAGCTGAATGAGAGGAAGGTCTAGATATGCTGCAATATCAGAGAGGCGAATACTGCATCTGCATCTGGGACGGGGAACATACCAGGCTGAGCAAGGCCCTTGAATCCTTGGGAAAGTACGCTGAGGACAAAAGGGCCGCACAGGAGCATCAGGGCTTTACTGTGACTGCATGGACATCTGACCAAGGCACCGAAGATGACAAGATCAAGAGGTTATTGACAAAAGCAATCGATGTAATGGGGGCACTGCATTATGAGGGGCGTGAATCAAAGGAGGTGATCTACGAGCTTGCCTCTACGGTGACGGCGTGCCTTAACCTTGTTGAGGCACTGGGGTACAACGCAGAAGAGTTCCAAAAGCAGTTGAACATGGTGAAAGAGAGCAATTCTAGGGAAGGGCGCGCATAATGGCAATTCAAGAACAGCATGTTTCGGCAAGCAACGGGTCACAGATTTCGACAAGCAATGTGTCGCAGATTTCGACAAGCATCGAGCCGAATGTTTCGACAAGCAATCAACCGAGTGTTAACATTGAGGCGCAGACTACCAGTGCAGCGGGTGGTACCGCAGAAGACGCACAGGAGGAGTACAAGGCGCTTGTCGAGCAGCTTATGGCACAGAACAAGTCGCTTATCGAGCAGAACAGGAGTCTGCAGACCCAGTTCGGCATTCTCATAAGGAGCGGCGCAAGTGTGGGACGGCATGGAGATAGCAGTTCCGTATCTGGCCCTGGCAATCCTGACCCTTTGGATCCTGTGCAAGGTATGGGACAACCTGAACCGAAAGAACCATATGTGAGCCTTGCCGAGCTGGGAAGCCAGATAGGGAAACGCGATTACGGTTCCCACAACACAAAGAAGGAGTGATAGAGATGGCAGTCCAGAACAGCACCATCCTGCAGAAGGCGTGGATCGAGGGCAGCAACGACTTCCAGCAGCGCATCCCGAACCCCGACATTTCGGGGTATGCAGCAGCGGTGCAGGCGCTTTTCGATCCATACAACGGCAGCATGCTCAACGAGTTCTCCAGCCTTCTTGTAGGGATGATGGGCAGCTATGTGGAGTCCAAGCTTTTCGAGAATCCTCTGAGGGAGCTCAAGAAGCCTGCTGCGGAGTTCGGCAATACGGAGCGCCACGTTGCCGTGAAGTACATGAAGGCACACAGCTACAAGCTGGATGACGAGACCCTTCTCAAGCTCGAGAAGCCCGAGTTCCAGGAGTGGTTCTATTCGGTGAACCAGCATCGGCGCTACGATTTCTCCTGGAGCCGCTACGAGATGAACCGTGTCATGAGCGAGGGCACCGGATATGGAATGGACAACCTTCTCGCGGCCACGCTCGACCAGCAGCGCAGCTCCGACAACTATGACGAGATGCAGGTCATGATCGAGACGTTTGCCATGGCCGACAAGTACTACACACTGTATAGGCACAGCATCACGGCAGCGCCTACAACCAAGGAGCTGGGGCAGGAGCTGCTTGTCAAGATCCGTGCCGATGCCGGGATGATGCAGTTCCCGAGCATGCGCTACAATCAGCTTGACGTTCCGGTCTTCGAGTCTCCGCAGACGCTTGTCCTTTGGGTCACCCCCGAGACTGACGCCTATCTTGATGTGATGGCCCTGGCCGAGCTTTTCCACGTCGAGCGTGCAGAGGTCAGCTTCCGCAAGATCATCATTCCAGAGTTCCCTATCCCCAACGTGTACGCTGCCCTCACTTCCGAGGACTTCATCTACGCACGCGACGTCTGGTATGGCATCGAGCCTCCCTTCTACAATCCTGCCAACCGCACGTACAAGTACTATCTCTTCCATGACCAGATGATCGGAATGAATCCCGCGGCAAACTGCATCCTGTACACCACAGAAACGGAAACCGCCATCCCCACCATCAAGATGGCCGCTACCGGCATGACCATCACTCCGGCAGCCGCAACCGTTCCGCTTGGCGGATCCGTCAAGCTCAATCTCGAGCTTTCCGGAACTGTCACGCCCACCGGCACGCCGATTGCCGTCGAGCCTGACGCTGCCACCTACACTGTGGCTGCAACTCGCGGCACGGCTCCCGTAGAGCTCAATGCACGTACCCGTGTGACCCCTGACGGTGTGCTGCATCTCCAGAAGTCGGGCAATCTTGCTGCTGGAGACAAGGTGACGGTCACGGCAAGCACTGCATATGTCAACCCCTCAGACAGTGCAGCAAGCACGGACTATACGGCCACGTTCACGGCCACTGTGTCCGCTCCAGAGGAAGAGACGGCAAAGGAATCGTTCGTGGAGACGAACAGCAATATCGTGTACACGCCTGACGGAAATGAGGTTTCCTACTCCAAGCCTGCGACCTCCGGCGATTAGGGTATAATCTAGGATGCCTCGGCATCCTTTCCCCTTTCCCCAGTGCCCCATCTGCATAAATTGCAGGTGGGGCATCTGCGTTCTATACTGTTTTCCAGAAGATCAGAGGAGGTAGGGCAATGCCGGACTTTCATTACCTTGGCAAAAAAGGATTTCCCTACGCCGATAGAGTCAACGTCTACGACTACCAAAATGAGCTTGACTATTCCCGCTATGACTACTCACAGATGCACGTGCAGGTATGCAGTGTCAATTGGGACCAAGGGGAAGCGCACATTGGACAGCGCGTCTTGTCTGGCCTTGGCAATGTCGTGTACTTTGGCAGTGCAGCCGAGCGAGACGCCTGGTTTGACGCGATTCCAGATAACGAATGCTTTCGCTGGGATACCAAGTTCAAGGAGCTTCATTCAGACCTTACGCTAAACGTGCCCCTGCCCTTTGACGTGGCAAGCAACTATAACTATGTACGTGTGACCTACAACCTCTTTGCCAATGACGATAGCCCAGTTGAGTACGAGGACAAGACAGGCGTTAGGGAGTGGTTTTACTTCATCCGAGAAGCTCGATTCCTCGCGCCTAACACGTCTCAATTGGTCTTGCTTGATGATGCCTGGACAACTTGGATATATGGGCTTGATATCACGTCTATGATCCTGGAGCGCGGACACGCGCCGATGTTCGCTACCAAAACAGACACATACCTTGCAGACCCCATTGCCAACAGCGCCAATCTGCTATCCGAGGATATCAATTATGGCGATCTGCAGAAGGTGACCAAGACGCAGGCCATGGCGCTCAACACGGGTGACATGTACGCAGTCGTGGCGATGAGCGGAGACCCCAAGGGCAGCTGGGGCGCCAAATCCAGCAATTCATGGCAGACCCCGGCACCCTCACACGTGGACGTGGCAGGCGCACCGGCCCTGGAGCTAGTCGCTATGGCCGCAGGTGACCTAAACGCCTTCCTCGATACAGTCACGGCAGATATGCCACAGCTCAAGCAGACCATTCAATGTGTCTTCTTTTGTGCCAAGGAGCTTTTGAGCGTAGGCACTGGCTTTGCCTTCGCCGGAGTCACGTGCTACCAGGTGGCCGGATACAATCGAGTCTCCAAGCAGATCTTCACACGCACTAAGGCAGACTGGGGATATGGGGCGCACTACGCAAACCTGGCAAAGCTCTACACCTATCCATACTCTGCTCTTGAGATTACAGACGAAAAAGGCAACGCCGAGCTTGTGCGTATCGAGGACACAAGCAATGTCCTCACCATGGACGTTGCAGCCAACCTAGTATTCCCATATCTCAACCTCTCTGGAGTTATCCACGGCATAGGTGGCACCAGCAGCAGCCAGATTAGCTTTGCTAACGTCGATAGCCACACCTTCAATATGTCTGGCCGATGGTACGAGCATCTTAGAGAGTGGAGTATCCCAGGTTTCTCGGTGGTACTCTCCGCAGCCAAGCAAAACGACTTTGGCACGCACTTTAGCCGTATCCAGCAGGATAACGACAGAAGCACGGCCAAGACCAATGCGGATGCAAGCGCGACCACGGCAAGCAGCAACAGCCAAAATGTTGCGAATGCTGGATACAATGCCGCAGTCACGACGGCAGCCGCAGCCAGGACCACGACCAACAACACAGCAGACAATCTGCTGGACAATGCCACGGCGCAGACCACGGCAAACGATACGATCAATTCCAGCTCTAACAGCACGGCAAGCCAAGACGCGACTCTAAGCAACGCTTTGGCGCAGGCAATTCAGGCCTGGGATGCCGGTATGTCACGCGAGACGGTCAACAATGAGGCCAACAGGGAAAACGCCACGGCAGCGGTTGGCGCGGCAGGTGGTGTCATCAACAGCGCCGCAGGCGGTGCAGCATCGGGATTCCTCACGGCTGGCCTTGCAGGCGCGGCAGCGGGAGCGATAGGCGGGCTTGTCTCGGGTGGCATCGGTGCAGCGACTTCGCTTGCCACAAACGCCATTGCCGTCTCCGCAATGTCCACGCAGGCAGAAGCAGTCATTAGCAACTCCCAGTCGAAGCTTGGTGAGACGCAGCGATCCAACATCGACCGAACCAACAACGCAAACTCTGGCAAGACGGCCAACAAGAACGCAACCAACACACTTATCGCCACCAGCGCCAACAATACGGCAGCGACGAGCAAGGAAAATGCTACTACCAGCTACAATGCGCAGGTGAGCGCGGCAGGCACCACGCGAAACGCAGCAGTCGCAGCAGCGCAGGCCACGGAGACCACGACCAAGGCCAACAATACGAGGACCTATGACAACGAGGGTTCGAGAATCACCAACAGCGTCAAGCAAGCTGCGCTTGGGGCACCGGCAATCTACGGCAGCACGACAAACGGCGAGTTTGCCACCACGCGACCCATGGGGCTTTTTGTCAACATAGTTACGGAGTCTGATTACGCAATCCAGCGTGCCGGAGACGAGTTTCTGCGCTATGGCTATTATCTTGACAAGCAATGGAGCTTTGACGGAAATTGGCTGATTGGCAGGCACTTCACCTTCTGGAAGCTGCGTGACTACTGGAGTTCCAACCAGATCCCAGACAGGTTTTCTGACCAGCTGCGCTTTCTGCTCTTCGGTGGGGTTACGGTCTGGCGCAGGCCGGAGGACATAGGAAAGGTGAGCATCTATGACAACGGCATCTAACGAAAGAGCTACTGGCACTCAGTCAACCAATGCTGATAGCTCAACCGGAAAAATCGACATCAACAAGCTTATCGACAAGCCATATTCCGAAATGACCGAGGAGGAAATTGAAGCAGTCATTGAGTGGAAAGCGCAGGTAAAGGCGCGTAACGAGCAGTTCCAGCAGACCTTGCAGGCAATCAAGGACTCACAGCAGGCACAGCTCAAGGTAATGCAGGAGACGGCAGAGAGGGATGCAGCGCGCCAGGACGCATTTTTGCAGGCAAGCATAGAGCGACTTAACCGAGCCAATGGAGGTGCATGATATGAGTCGCAAGAAGAGGCGGGGGCAGGAATCCAGCCCTTACTACTGGCAGACCGACGAATACAACGCGCTCTGCTATCAGGTCAACCTTGACATGCTTCTGGCGATTGCCGTCAACCGCTTCAGGTGGGAGGGCCTGCCGATCACCTGCGATCCCCGCTTCCTCGAGGTCCAGCTGCACAGGTCCGGAATCGCGACCATCTGCCACAGCGAGGAGGCACCGGACGTATGGCAGACGCTCATGGCAGCTCCGCAGGGCGCCTTCAACGACTATGGCATCCCGACAGCATGGAGGGCCAGGGGCTATAATGAGACCGACTACAAGGTGACCCCGGCAACGGGAGAGCTTGTCTACTACTCACAGACGCGCCTCAGCCCCTGGGGCGCTATCGTGCAGTACGCTACCAAGCTTACGCACATACAGCGCACAAGCGACGTCAACCTCATGCATCAGCAGCACCCATGGATAATGCTCATGCCGCAGGAGAAGCGCATGGAGCTGCTGAACATCTACAAGCAGATGAGCGGATATGAGCCTGTCATCCTGGGAGACAGCGCCAACAGGAGCCTGCTCGAGCTCAACGAGGGCAACTGCTTCACCCTCGATCTGCGGACCCCGTTTCTGGGAAAGGAGCTCAGCGAGCAGTACCAGAACACGCTCAACCAGTACCTGCTTTTCATGGGCGTTCCCCACATCATGTTCGAGAAGAGCGAGCGCATGATCACCGAGGAGGCCACGGCAGGCAACAGCACTACGAACATCCTGCTGAAGAACTGCCTTGACGCAAGGCGCTGGGCATGCAGGCAGCTCAGAGAGCTTGCCCCTGATGTGTTCGGAGATCTGCAGGTCTACCTGAACGACGATTGGGAGAGCTACAACTACAACTACCTGAACAACAGGGCACTGCTGGACGAGAACGGAGCGACACAGGAAGGAGGCACCGAGAATGGCAGCGAGTGACTATATGCCGACTGGCTTCCCCGATTTCTCAAGCCAGGACGCAGTGAATGAATGGATGGGACACGACAAGTGGGATGCGGTATATACTGTCACGCTTGGGGAGCTAATCGACAGGGGAGTATTCGACTGGAGCCTTGACATTCTGGACTGGAGCGCAGCAGCATACAGCACCGAGCAGTACGAGCGTGTGTGCACCTACTTCATCGAGCGGTTCAGGTTCAGGGAGATAAGCATAGAGCCGTTCTATGAATGGGCCACTATGCTGCACCGAAAGCTCGTATTCGAGTTGATGCCGAAGTACCGGAACCTCTATAAGTACCTCGATGCCGAATTCGACCCCGCGCAGGTGTCCGACAAGTACAAAAAGCGCAGGGCAATCGGCAGCGACTACCCGGAGACGATGCTTTCCGGCAATTCCGACTACGCGAGCAGCGGACAGGATGAGGAAAGCGAGGAAATCGAGCGCGGCAGCCTGCAGGACGCCTACAATGCCTATGTGGCAGGCTACCAGACGATTGACGAGCATCTGCTGGACGAGCTTGAATCGATGTTCATCGGCCTCTATACTGCGTCGATAGATGGGATGTGATAGCCATATGAGCGATTTCAGCTGCAATTGCGCACCGACCTACCCAAATGGTGCAGCGAGCCCCATTCCCCCATTCTGGGG